AAGAAAAGACCAGGTATTGCCAAATAATAATTAATATATGCGTAATATAATAATGATACTAGTCATCATCCTTCTCATCGCCAATATTTATCTTCTTCTACAACTGGGTAAACCAGTGGTCACTTCGAATGTAAAAGAAAAATGGATTGTTTACGGGACCATGGATTGTGGATGGACTCGTAAACAGTTAGAATACATGAAGAAATCTCGAAAGAATTTCGACTTTATTGACTGTACTGAAAATGAATGTACTGGTATGAATGGATTTCCAACTATACTTCACCCTGACGGTACAAAAACTGCGGGGTACACAGAAGTTTAACGGTCAAGACCAGAGATTACCCTGATGGCAATGGTAAGGATGAAGGCATCAAGCATGCTGTTGATAGGCTTGAGGATGGAGATGTGCTTCACGAGAGAAGTGTTCCACACAACACGAAGAATGAAGGTGCTGATGAGAATAGACAACACGAAGATCAGAAGCTGTTTGAGAGCATCCATCTTATTTTCAGATTTGATAAGATTGGTGAACATTTATTACATACTGATATTTTTTTCTAGGTAGACTGTATATGTCTAAGGCTAAAGAAAAGTTACTTCCGTTAAGTGGATCTGAGAATAAATTTACAAATCGTAGATGGTCTTCGAATAAAGGTATACCCAATAACAACTGTTACGCATATGCGGTGGGTGATTACGAAGCTTATCGATGGCAAAAATCCATACCAGGTGATCGGTCTGGGTTATCAAATTCTAAACATACATACACATCGTGCACTGGTCTTCCCAAGCGCGTTATTTCAGATAACCCAAAAATTGTTTACAAAATTGATGGGGATAAAAAATGTAAGAAAGGATACTTCAAAATCATGATGTTTGTTTCGTCTGGGAGACCTGGTAGTTATATGCGACAAGGTGATTTCCATTTTTACAAACAGCATGGGGTCATCGAATATAAAATTAAACCAGGTGATACAGTCAAGTCTATCGCCAGCTTTTTCAAGATTCCTGAATATAGGGTAAAAAAAGGTGGTCGTTTTGAAGTTGGGAAGAGGATAACTTTTAATGCTAATGTATTTAGTCATAAACGTGGCTGGGCTACGGGACCTCTTCTTGGGGATGCTAATGGTAAGGCTATAAAAGATCCTCGTACTGCTTCAAGGAAGTATAAAGAGCTAAATTATGATAAGTATTGTAGTTCATTCTGCGTCAAGGATAGCGGAATCAAAGTCGGCAAGGGTTACCCCAAGATCTGATAAAATACTGTTTAGATCAATTGTATTTTCAGCTTCAAACGATATATCAAATAAATCAAGTACATCTAATATAGATTCTTCATTCAATGAAACTACATTAGACATTTGTGTATAATTATTATGAATCGTAACTGCTACTTTAAACTGAGAAACGTCAAAAATCCGTCTACAGGTTGGGCACGTGTTCTTACCTTGGGATTTCCACTTCTCTAGACAGTGGGTGTGAAATATATGTCCACAACGAATCGGGGGGTTGGTCCTTGTCGACCTGACTTCGTTTAGACATATAGAACACGTGGACATTCTAGAGTATGGTTTTAAAGTTTTTTTCGTGATTTAGCTCAGTATATATCAGATGCATTCACTAAGGGATTGTCACACGAGTTACACTTTTTGGTACCTTGTTCGTCTTGAATTTGTGACATGAGTTCGGGTCCCTGCTTCTGGAGAAGTTGTCTATACGAATAATTATCTTCGAAAGTGATACCATTTTTCTTCATTACATAGTTGTTCAATAGTTGGGCTGATGTATTAACAGTGAAACAGCGTCCATCGGCCATACCAAGTCGTTGCGACATTTTAATTACTATAAAGTTAGAAATTAATTTGTCTATTTGTAATCGTCTTTACCCAAGAACTAAATCCATTATTTTTTAAATGTCTAACGAATGGGTCACATCTGTATCCAAGAAATATATCGAACACATCTGTGTCTTCTGTACGGGAAACCCGAATATCAGGATTCTCATTGATGTGTTGGTTAATAATATTATAAGCGAAAGCAATCTCCTTGAGTGTTTCTGCACCAGTGATGATAATCTTACCGGTACTGAAAATACTACATGTAATCTCCTTCATTTCATGGGATGGTTTGAACTTAATTTTGACCGCTGAATACCTATCTGGTTCGAAAGAAACTTTGAATATATCATTGTAGGATTCAAACCAGTCAGAAACTTTCATCAAATTTACATTGTAATTGAGACTGAAATTTGAATTAATCATTACAACCCTGAAAGAGTCTGTAGGTAATTTGATTTCCATATCAAGAAATTCCTTGAAAATATGGACAAGTTGAGTAATGATGCGCTTACAGTCAAATAAGTCACAACATCCTGCGACTTGAATACTTCCATTGGGGAAGACTTTGACCGATTTGGTACTGTATGAATCATGATAGGTTAATGTAACTTGATTGTAAAATGTTGTTGGTTTAAGTTTCCATATAAAACCTTCCGTTGTAGTACCATTTCGTTTCATCTTATAGGTTCCAATGTCCTCAAATATTTTCCGAAGACGTTTAATATCTATGGTCTGCGTAAAATTTGATATCATCGTAATTGTAGTAATTTTGATCCATGACGGTCGCAACTCTTCTGGTAAAGCATTTCTAAACTCATCTATTGTGAGGAGATAAGAGAAGGAATTATTTGCTGTAATTGAATACATTGATACATAAATATAGTACGATCGTCGTACAACTTAGGTGTTTAAAGAATATATTCTTTATGTCAATATATGACTTCGTTCTTTAAATATGCAAAAGTTATAAATGACGTTGAATCTGAGCTCACTTACGTGGAAATTGTATATGAATCGTATATTCGTGGGAAAGGTTACCTAACGTTTACAGACTATATGAATACCGAACCCCTAGCAGATTGGACTGTTTTTGAATCAAAGAAGAATACGATTCCTTATATCAAATTTTTGGACATTATGGTTGATAAAACCATTGAAGTAAGACAACGTATGGCTGAGATTATGCTTGATACTATATTACAAGAGAAACATGATATCAATACATACATTCGCATCGCACATGCAACTAAAATTTTAGATCCCAGCTTCCAGCCACCCATTATTAATATGAAAAGTGCTTGGCAGAGAGAGGTTATAGTTAAATTTTGTAAAAAACATATTCCACATTCTATTGAAGAATGTGTAAAGTTGGACCGTTTAGAGTATTTCTTCAACGTCTTGCGTATGATAGAACAAGGGTTATAAACATAGCGATCAAGAATATACCGAAATATGGTACCCGCCCCTGTTTGGCAACACCAACTTTAATGTGAGCAGACGCATCACACGCAACTCCAGTATCTATATTTCTTCGGGGATGAATAGTACCAAATACATTGGTCGGTTTATCTTGTGTCTCACATGACGCAAAGCTACAATATACACTCTCACCTGTTTCAAATGTATTTTGACTTATAGAAGTATTCGAAAAATTGTCAAAACCCCCACTCTGTCGTACACTTCCTGGAAGGGAGAAATCGTGTTTGACAAATGGATTGACATCATTTATAGCATCCTCATCATTGAGCATATACTTGCTCATTGCTGTTACTACTACTTCAGATTATATTTTTTGTCATGCATTTTGAATCGATGTACTTCCCACATTTCATCAAGATCTACATTTAACATGTGTGCGATTTGAAACAGATAACTAAACACATCACCCATTTCCATCATCACATCTGTACCCCGATCTTTCTTCAAATTCGTTTTCTTATACATTTTCTTATACTGTCGAATAGCTGACGCGAGTTCACCAACTTCTTCAGATAGGAGTAGCCATACAGTATCTATGGGTGCTCTATCCCAACCTTTAGATCGACAAACCTTTTCGGTCTCCGTTTTGTAATAATTAAGACTCATCCTTACTCTGTATATCATCTATAACTTTAATATAGTTACTTTAGAATCCAATTTTGTCATTGTATGGTATCTTTTTACCAACTGTACTTGTATTAACTGGTTGATCCATGAGAGTCCTAGTTGTGTCAATTTCACTGACATATGCTATGTATTGAGACACCCCGGTTTGAATTTGTGATAGGGCGGTATCTATCACACGAGCATTCATGAACTTTACCTGTTTATTCACTTCCTTATGGTGATCACCGGAATTGTTTATGAATACGACTCGCATGATACCGTATAGGTCATCGCGATTTTGGTAATCAATGGATAT